TCGGGCACGGGCAGGATGTCGTCCACTATCACACTGCGCACTGTAATCCCCCGACGCATCAGGCGATCCACTCTTGCTTCTCCTACTCCTTGGGCAGTCGATCCTATCTTGGTCATTACTCCTTCCGCCCTCACGTGGTCCTGAGTGATGACGGCGGCGCGTTCGTCGACCCATAGATTGTCCGAGTCGAACCCGGCCTCGATCAGCCCCCCTACCTCGTGGAGCAATAGAGTTGGGTTGACCACGGATGCGGGTCCCAGCACCACTAACATCCTGCTCAGGTCATGCCCCCCCATCACCCCCACCGGTACGTGGTGGGTGACTATCTTCCTCCCATTCCTGATCACGGTGTGACCGGCGTTGGGGCTGAGATTACCAGCCACTATCTCTATGTCATACTTGTCCACCAAGAATGCTGCTGCCTTCCCTTTCGCCTCACTCCCCGCCTGACCACCGAACACGATGTTCATTTTCCCTTTCTGCATTGCATCCTCCTTTCTTTTTCGTCGTTCATATCGTTAAGTATTGGCACGATAGTGGCTGGCTCAACCCTCGTAAGTCTATCGTATTCGCTCTCAGCGTAGTATTGGGCCATCTCCCCATTGAAGCTTGGATATGGGATTTCACGCTTAAGATGATTAGCATGTAGTTCTAGCATGCGAATAGTGTTGTCAAGGTGAGAGTCCGTCATGTCCCGTATGTGGATTACGGTTCCATCCTTAGTCTTCCACAACTTGGTTGCTTTTTCCATCCTCATTCCCCTCTGTGGATGAATTTATATATCTCTCTCGCGCTCACATTGCCGAGCCCCTCTATTTCCTTCCATTCTTCTTCCGTCGCTATCGTCATCTCTTCCATAGTCTTAAATTTACTTATTACCGCCTTGGATCGCTTATGCCCTACATGAGGCAGATCGGCTGCTATGCTCCTAATTCGTAGCGGCTTCCCCACGTTTAGCATCGCCTCCATGGGTCCGGCCCTATTAATCATGTCGTGCCCCTGATGTTCCTTCCATTCTTTCCCCCACCACCTTTCCAGGTATTTTATTATCTGACACGTGTGAATGAGGTCGCGCGTGGTCCTTACTACCACTCCCGTTGCTTCCAGCGTGGTTAGGTATGACCACACGCCGTTGGCTCTGAACTTTCTCTTCCCCCGATCTAGCGCCTGCCAATTCCCCCTCCACCTCTGCTCCTTCAATTCATCATCGTGCGGGTCCCCGCTCCATACTCCCTCAACCACAAGGTACACTCGGTAGTAGGACTCCAAGAGGCCCGGTAGCTGATGGCCCGATAGACGTCCCGTGGTGATGGAGTTCACGAGGTCCCCTATGGTCTTGCGCTCGACCCCTATCTCCACCAATCCCTCCGGTCCGTTGCCGGTGATCATTGCATCCCCAAATTCCAAGTTGACCATGACGGCCTCAGTCAGAAATTCGGCCATCTCACGACTTCCATCTCTATCATCTATGTAGAGCAATTTTGACTCCGTATTTCTCTGCCCATATCTTAGGCAAGCAACAACGTTTGAACTTCTTCCCGCTCCCGCATGGGCACGCGCTATTGCGCCCTGCTAGTCTCAAGTCCGGCCCCAACTTCCGTTCCGTGGCCGATGGCCTGATGATGCGGATTCCCCGGATTTCGGCGTTTCTTATTGCCTCCTCCACGTCGGCCCCTCCGAACCTTCTTATCAGTCCAGCCTCGTCTATTTTCTCTCTCATGACCATTCCTCTAACTCTGTATCTGGGTAAATTAACGTGGCTAGGGTTGGGAAGTCGTTCATCGGCTCATCCAGTACTTCCCCATTTATGTTCTTGTTCGGCCCGCAGTCTTTCACCAGCAGGTGGAACCCGTCTCCGTCCCTTTTCGTCTCCACTAGCACCTGCATCAGATACCCCATGTCCGCGAACCCAGCCCTCTTTACCCTTCCCGTCCGCACCGATATTTCCTTTCCGGTATTGCGATTGATGGTTCCTACGTACTCATCCTTCTGTCTGTGTACGAATACCACGCTCTTATTGGAGTTGTAGGTGTCCTTCGTGATCAACTCCCTGAACGCCTTGTTCACCGGCCCGTACTGATTGGGAAGTATTACTTCCGCCTTCCCGAAGTGGGCCAGTCTGCACATCTCCCACAGTTCCGTCGCGGTGTCCACCACCAGCGATCTTACTTCTTTGCTGGCCAGCGCCGTCCTGTACGCCTTCACGTACGCTTCCCATATTGCCCTCCACTGAGGCTGGTCTGCGGCCTCCTTATACTTCAATTCGGGTGGGGGCCACGTACCCGCCAACCTATCCTCAAACTTGTTCACCACCCCTTCGGCCCCTATGTCCAGGTCGAAGTACGCTATCGGGGGAGGAGCGGTCATGGCTAAATGTGTTTTTCCTTTCTTTTCTAACCCTTCCACGCTCATGACTAGCCTATTTCGGCTAGGCTTCTTTATGTCCGCGAATCCTACTAATTTCATGATTCAGCCTCCTTCATCTTAAACGTCCCACATGCGGGCGTCGTCCCCCTAGTCACTGGGAAGTAGCTGTTGATTTTGTACTCTATCTTAGCCCCCCCCATTATTATTTCCCTCCCCGTTGCTATGGCGATGGGCGTGGGCGGAACCCCCCTGCATACCCCGTCTTTCTCTACCTCTTCCCCTCCCCAATGTTTGCATTGGCTACACGTCATAACCCTCCCTCCTCTCTGGTTTTCCCGTCCGGTGGTCCATCCTCTGCGGGCGTCCCCATCTTCTCTGCCACCCTCATCAGCATCCTCATCGAGCCCTCTAGTTGTATCACTCTGTCCAGCGTGTGCGTGGTCTCATTCTTAATTCTCACTACATCCTCTACTATCTCTCCGAGTACCGTCTTTACCCTCTGCGCCCTTCCAGCATCCTCGTACGTCTCCTTTGGGGTCATGATCTGCCTCCGTTGATGTTCTGCGTTAACGTGTGCACTGGTCACGGGGCTATAACTTAGCGTCTTCCGAGTATCGGAAGCCGTACCGACACATCTGATAGCCTCGACTTACGTCTCCGTGCCTTGCAGACTACCCGACGCGTCCGGGGTTTCCATTCATCTGCCCCGGACGCCTCGGCATAGTACTTGTAGGTTCTCAACTCAATTTCGCCAGGTCCCTTTCCTTCACTTACCAAGTCGTGGCATTTCTTGCATAGCGCTATAAAATTATCCATTCTGTCTTTCCCCCCACATGCTTTCGGCACGATGTGGTGTACCTCTATATCAAATCCGTGCGCACAGTCGGGGTTCATACAAATGTGCCCGTACTTGGCTCGGTATTTCCTGACTCCTCGATTAACCACCAATCACTCCTTTTTCGTAGCTCCATGGCCCGTTCGTGAGAAATTCCTCGTCGTACGCCAGCTTAACGATGGCGTTTCTATCCGGGTCCGCCTTGAGCGCGTTGAACACAACATTTGCCAACTTCTTCTTGTCCAACCCCTTTGGGTTCTTCTCCAGAATCTCCATGATGGTGTTCTGCGCCTTGTCGGTCAGGTCGTCCCCGGCTGCCTCCTCACCTTTCCCAGCCTTCGCTGTTCCCACTTTCCCCGTTGCCTTCTTATCCCACGGGAATTTAATTATTCTGTCCACCACCAGGTTCTGGCTTTCGTACTCCTTGCCGTCTGCTCTTGGGGCCTTCACTATCCCCTTCCGCTCCGGCGCTTTTATCCTGACCATGTGGGCCTCTAGCCCCTCAAAGTCCGTGCAATCCTCCCCGATCTTGTCCGGGGGATACTTGGCCTCTATCATGCTGCTGATCAGGATGGCAAGGTTTGAACTCTTGGAGATGCCACTGGCGGCTCCTATCGATATGAGTTTCCTCCCGTCCTTGCTGGGTTCCCAATCCTTTCCGCTCCCGGCGCTGAAATACTGGATGGCCTCGTATGGTTCATCTGCCACCACATCCATAGTCACTTTGAGCGCCGGGACTCCTATCGGCACTTTGCCGTTGTAGTCCCACAGTTCAAACCTGCACTCCTTCCACCTCACATCCACGTCGTTGAGCAATCCTCCCCCTTCAACGTAGGTATCCGGGCTTAGACTTGCTCCCTTCTCTTTTGCCATACTTGCTTCCTCCTTTTGAGTGTTTGATTGTTGTTTGCGCCGCCGATCTCGTTTCACCTCCTCCCTGTCGGCTCTCATATCCACCCCCCTATCATATCACATCTCTGAAATCCCGTCAAGGGCCGATCTTGCCAACGAGGCAATATGTCGTGCCCATCATGCGCCATCCCCCCTTTCCCTCCGGCGTCCTCCGAGTGCCACACGGTGTCACCCGTGGCACACCTGTGTCAGACTGAGTGCCACGGTGTCTCCAAGAGACACACTGGCATGGCACTCTCGCTTGTCTATGCCATGGCACTACAGTGCCAGTGGCACTATTTTCGTTTAGCCCGGAAATACGTCCTCCTCGATATCCCGAATCGGTGCATGGCCTCATCGCACGTGAATCCCTCTACATTTAGGCTCGTCCCCTCTTCCTTCCCCTCACTTATCTCACTCCACTTGAATTCTTTCCTTCCCCCTTTTCCCTCTACCAGTTCCATCCTCCATTTCCTATCCCCCGTTATATACGCCCTATCCTTCGTGGGCGTGCACAGAAATTTACATCCCCCCCTCCTATTCGGGTTGTGTAGCTGTATGGCCAGGTCCACGTGGTCCTCGTGGGCGGTCGTTCCTCTCTGGTCCCCACTCTTTCCTAAATGATGAGCCATTATGGTCGCCACGTCGTGGAATCTCAGTTCCAGCAGCCACCGATTAACCGGGTCGAACTCCATCTTCTCATTCTCGTCGATTCCAGGCGCTAATGCACTCAGGTTGTCCAATACCAGTAGCCCCACGTCCAATTCCCCTATTAGGTCCAGTATGAAGCACCTCCACACGGAATCTAATATTGACGCCCGTTTCAGCCCCAGCCGGTATGAGTAGGATTCCGGGTACAGGTAGAGGGAGCGGGGCTGACGCCTGACGTCCCTTCCCAGGTCCATCATTCTTATTCTCTCCTGTAACAGGCTCATTGACATCTCCCCATCCACCAGCAGCACGTTCATAGCTTTTTCACATTCCCATGGTCCCACCCTTCCCCCCCACGCGACCTCGTTGGCTATGGACTCGATGAGCCAGCTTTTGCCACATCCTCTAGCTCCATTCACAATGGTGATTGACTTCTCCATCACGAGGCCGGATAGGATGAACTTGGGTTCCGGTATGGATATGCCCATAAACTCCGCCTTAGTCAGGACGCCGAGGCGGAAGTCGGTGGGCTTGTCCGCCTTCCTTATCTGCTCCGCCCGCTCCAGTGGGGTATCGTCTGCTATGGTGGGCCATAGCTTGGCCGAGCGTGCCATCATTCGGCTTTCCTGGGTCTCACCTGCATGGTTCTTTCCTTCGTCACTTCTATTCCCTTGAATTTTGCCACTCCGTTCTTGAACTCGGCCACTACAGCCTTATGGTCAACTGTCAGGAATTTTTCCTCCACCTTCTTGATGTTGGTCACTTCTACCTTTATCTTGCTCATCGGGAATACCAATTCCCCTTCCTCTTTGGTGATAGTCTCGGTGTCGGTGTACTCTTTCATTACCCTTTCCCGTATGAAGGCGTCTACACTCGCTAGTTGCCCTAATTCGGGCTTGTACTTCTCCCCTGCTGCGGCCAGCGACAGTCTCACTATCCCGGCGGGGTCTATCTCATCCTTCTCATCCTCCGTCTTTGCCTCGATCTCCTTCACCCGTCTGCTTATTCCTACCAGAACGGGAAGGGCAGCCTCTGCCCACTTTTTCCCTTTCACCTTACTTGCCAACAGCCGTTCCGTGTCCGTCTTTACGTCCATGATGCGTCCTCTTATCTATTTTATTGTGGATTTAGTTTCTGATACAGCTTTACTGCCTCTTTGAACCTTACTTTATATTTTGGATTGTGGTACGATTTAGTTGCCAGATGGCCTGGGTTCTTCCTTGGCAGGTGTACTACTAACGTCCGATCCGCCCTGGGCCATCCCTTCGGCCTCCATTCATTATATATGGTTAGGTATGCCCCCTCCACCTGCACCCCAATATCATCATGCAGAGTTCCTGTCTTTATGTCTACTATCGTGGCGTTCCTATCTCCCTTCATTACTCCCACGCCGTCGATGCGTCCCGCCACTCTCATTTTCTTACTCCACACTACTACTTCCCTTGCTATCCATCTGACCACAAATTTGTCCGCCCAATCGAACCAGCTAATCCAGAACGGAATCAGCCATTTGTCTTTATCCAGCATCTTCTCTATTTCCTTCATCTGATTCATGTCGTTGAAGTAGGTGACGGCGTGTATCTTCTCCCCAATGTCTGCCGTCTCGGCGCTGATGCGGTCGGCCTCTTCCCCCCCCACCCTTTCCCTCCACGCATCTAATCCCCGGCGTGCGGACGTGTCGGGGTCTGCCACCTCTATTATGTTGGTCACCCTCGCATACCTGTCCCCATTTATTACATACTTATTGCCCTCTATTCTCCATTCCAGAGGCTTCATTCGGCTGACTCCCTCCGCTTTCCATTCTTTCCCCACCCCAGCCATCTGATCACGTCGTCCGTGCTCATTCCCAGCGCTTTGGACAACGTTACAGTCGTGTTCATCGACGGCTTCCTCTCCCCCCGGAGCAGGCGGCTCACGAATGACACTGATAGCCCCGTCCTTCTTGCCACCCAGCTTGCACTTACATCTTTCATACGATATACCTCCATTGGGCTCCTGCCATACACTTCCCCTTTCATTTTGCACCATCTTATACGTTTGAAGGGCATCTCTCCATGCACCCCCCCATTGTACCACATCCGGGGCACCCTGTCAATAGGCGGGCTTGTCGATGAGACAATGGTGGGTCGGCCCCCCCTGGTGCCCGTAACACCGTTGGGGGGCCGATTCGGTTGGATTCTGATTGAGGTTTAATGATGGGTCAGCTTGCTGATATGTGCGTTAGAAAGTTAACATCGGAACTCACGAGGATTACGGTCGGTCCTACCCATACCTTATCCCCCGTGGATGTTACTAGTCCAAATCCTCCAGTCCTTGGGTCGTATGCCCATCCTTCAACTCTAAAGCTGATCACTTTACCTTTCATGTGCTCCTCCTTCGATGCCATCCGGCACCGGCGTATATCTTGGTGTATTTCTGTCTGTACCTTCTGATGGCCTGCTGGCATATTTGCTCCGCTCTCTGGCGAGACAGGCCGAATGCCATTCCTATCTCGGTGAACGTGTGCTCCCGGTCGGTGCGCAGCGTGCAGTTTCCTAATTCAAACCAATCGATGTAGTACCTACACCCCCGATTCTCGCACAGCATGTCTTCCCTGGAACAGGGAGGGCCACCTACGCCCTCCCGTTCCCCGATGGCACGATCGGTGGGGTTCATGACTTCCTCCATCTAGGTACGAATCCATCCTCCTCCAACACTCGCCCACATTTACTACACACCTTCTTCCATACGTATATGAATCCTACTACCTCCGTTACAATCACAGTACGAAAATGCCAGCATTTCCCCATGGCGTCCTCCTCTCATTTTGTTTTAGATTTCACTGACCAAGGGGCCTGGTTGACGCTGTGTTAGTGTCCGAGACCCCCCGGTTTCGCCGCTTCACGGCTCGTCAGAGTGACTTACTCACCCGCCACTTTCTGTGCGCATTCCTTCATGCTCAACTTCTTGCCACTCTTGATCCACACGTCGTACAGCTTGATCACGCCCGACTTGACCTCATTCTTTTTGATCTTGTCGAGGCTCAGCTTAATCAGGATCCCGTGCGTCCTCCCGTCATGCCCCATCTTGAAGTAGCTCCCTCCGTTCGTGACCTCCCCGCAATCGGGACAGATGTGGGTAGGCTTTTCCTTCTTGACGCGCGGAGGGGCTTTGGGCTTGTCGGCCTTCGTCGACTTCACCTGTATCGCTAACCCATCCGGCCCGACCTCGAACATCCCCTTGCTCTTCTTCACCTCCGACTTGATCCGCCTGATCATGTTGGACTCCAGCTTCGTGTCTCCCGCCGCTCTCGCGTTCCTCAGCCTCTTGTTGCTCTCGAACAACTCCTTCTTGATCTCGTCCATGGTTCCTCCTCCCTTCTTGGTGGGTTGCTTGTATGCGTCGACTCTCGCGCCGCATATCTCGCACGTAATCCGGTTAATGGGATTGGGGATGCCGCACTCCGGGCACGGCCTCGTTTTCTCGTCCCCTGCTTTAGCCTCCGCTGCCCCCGTGTCGAACGCCTTCTGTAGCGCGGCCTTCTGTTCCGGGGTGGTCTCCGGAGCTACGCCCGTGCCCTCGTTCGGCTCAGCCGCATGCATCGTTGGAACTTCGGGTCGTTCTTTCGTCTTCATTGTGGTTCCTCCTCTAGGTTAAATGGTTAGTGGCCTCACGGCCATTGTCCGATAGACACCTCCATTTTACCACGTCCTCATGCTCTTGTCAATGGTCTCATTTACGGTGTCTGCCCCTCTTTTTTTACCCTAGTGAAAATTCTTTTACGTAAAGTGTCCCATATTTTACTCGTAGAGTCATGCGCGATTGCTACTCCTTTTGTACACATTGAAGTTCTACCCTTCTTTCTCTTTCCATATAAAATTACTTTCATGATGCCCTCTCCTCCTTTCTCATCCTCTCCAGTTCCTGGTCGATGAAGTGCTCGAACCTCTCCGATTCCACATACTCGTTCATGTCCGGCGTCCAGTCCTTCCCAAACTCCTCCCAGCACTCATTACACATGGCCGGGGAGTGGCTGACTTCGGACAGGGAGGCGCACGTCCTCCCGCACGCTTCGCACACGTACGGCCCCATGGCCGCCGCTAACGCCTCTCGCTTCCGGAGTTCCTCCCCCGCCGCCTCCTGCACCCTGCTCAACGCATTGAGCGCAGCGTTGATTGCGCCTACGTTGTCCGGCGTCCCCTCCAGACTCAGCGTGAGCAGCAGCCTCTCCGCTATCACCCTTCCGATGAACTCATTCAGTTCCCTTTCCGTGTACGTCCTGAACAATGCCACCATCTTATTTTCATCCTGTCTTGTAAATTCCACGTTTCACCTTCCTTTCTGCACACGTGACCTTGAATTTAGTCACTATGCGTTGGTTGTCCTCTCGCTTGCATTTAGCGCACATCACGGTGCTGGTCTCAATGTCCCCCTCCGCGCATAGGTCGCATATGACCCGTCCACACTTTACACACTTCCTCACCTCTTCCGGCTCTACGTCCCCCTTGCAGCAGGGACAAAACAGCAATCTTTTCATGGCTCATTCTCCTTTTTATTTCAGGAATATCGCCGCTATCAGCGCGATCAGCACTACAAAGCTTAATGCGTCCTCAAGATTCATGAACCCCATGGCTCATGCCCTCCTTTCTCCCGGCGTCCGGGTCGAGGGGAGTCCTCCTGTCCTCCCCTTCATCCGTGCGTCAGGCTTATTCTTCCCGTCCTATCCACATCAGTAGCTTTATTGCTCCATACGTCAACCCGTACACAATCACCAGGATCAGGTAGATCCACGTCAGGCTAAGCCCATCCACCCACTCAAACATGGCTCACCCCTCCTTTCTTCATCATTGGGGATTACAACCGGTCTCCGACGAGGCAGCTTCTTCCTACCTCAACTACTTCCCATCCCTGCTGGATCAGTATGTCCACTCTCTTGTTAGTTCCCTCTTCCCTTTCGACTAGTCTGTCCTCGAAGTCCGGCGCATTCACGTCTAACCCCGCCTTGGCGGTCATAACCGCTAATACTGTGTGTCCCTTTTTTAATCCTCGATACCCAAATCCGCTTATCCCTTCTTCGCATACCGCGCAAATGTCGTTGCTCATTGTCGTTCTCCTTTCGTCTTTAGTTTGGCTTACTCTTCCCGTCTCAGCCTATGCCGATCAGTTCCTCGTCGTCCTCGTTCGTTATCGTCGTGTCCACCCATTCCGGGTCCCCCAGCTTATCGGGGTAGGAGTCGAGTATGCTCCTCAGGGCTGCGTCCCATCCCGGCTTACGTCTGGCTAACGCCTCGTATACTTCGTCGCTTACTTCCACTTGTGCTTCTCGCACTTGTGTCACTCGTACTGTCAGCTTTCTCATAGCTCACTCCTCCTTTCTTAATCCTGAATTCTGGTCTGCATCGTTTGTGTTAGGAACACGTAGTGTTCGGTCACTTCCTCGTCCGTGTGGGTATGCTCGATGCCCATGACCTCATTCCCCACAAAGTCCAGGATCGCCTTGCGCTTCCCAGCGTCCTCCGTGGCTAGGAATAGCCGATCTGCCGCCTCGAACACAGGCATGTCGTGGTACGCGTTCCCCACTACGCCCATGCCTCTTAGTTCGTCCAAGCTCTTTATCTTCCTGGACGCTTCCCATCGCTTATCCATTAGCTTATCCATGTACACCTCTGCTTTCTCCCAGTCAGAACCGGGTGGGGACGGAGCGCCGATCGCTCCCTCCACCGCCCGCCTCCGGCCTTCTCACGTTCCTTCCCCGAACGCCGCCTTGAGTCCTCCGTTCCCGTCCCAACGTGCGAACGCTGCCTGGAGTTCGGGAGTCCGGAGTCCCGCCGCCAGCATCGCGCCTTCCTTCACCATGGCGAACCACCCATGCACTCTCCCGTCGTGTCCGCTCACGAACAGCCCACCTTTCGTCACCCCGCTGCACCCGCACACACAGGGCCGGGGTTCGGGCTTGGGCTTCGCTGCCCTCTTCGGCGCTGTCGCCTCGCTCACTCCTCCCATCTGCTCTTCTGCCACTTCCGCTGTTGCTTCCGCCTTCTTCGCTGCTCTTGCTGCCTTCTCTGCTCTCTTCTGTGCCGACATCGCTGTGTCCTCCTCTGTTTGGGTCTGGTGGGTGTCCGGCCCGGTGGTCCTGCCCCGGTCGCGTCCTCGCACCCTCCCCCTTTTTCTTGCAAGCGCCGTGCCAGAGAGCCTCGCGAACCCACCTCGCTGGCCCGCGTCCCGTGCGGTCTTTCGGGCTGGGTTCGGTGGGCACGGGGAACCGGGACCTCGGACCGGTCAGCCTTCGACCATCTGGTGTACACGCTTGTACACACACCCGCCAGCCCCCGTCCGTCGCGGTCTGTCCGATGGCATCCCCCCGCCACTCGTGTACAGCCTTGTACGCTGCGCCTTCCCCTCCTCCGCTCTTTCCCTTTCCCTTCCCCTCTGCCCTCTGTGCCCCGTCCCTGGCCGTCCCTGTGGCGTGGCTCCTTGGTTTCCCTGTCCGGTTTGGCGTCCCAAACCCCCAGCTTGTCGGCGTCCGTCCCTTTCCCAAACGGACGCACCCCCTCCCCCCGGTCGTTTTTCCCCCCGTCCCTTCCCCTGGCACCCCTCCCGTCCCCGTCCCTCCCGCCTCGTCCGTTTGGTGGGGAAAGCAACCACCCCAGGGGGAGGGGCATTGGGGGGAGGGCGGGGGGTATGGGGGATGCGAAAAAAACGGCGAGGAACGGAGGGGGAGGTAGGGTTGTTCACGCTTGGCACCCGTCCAAACCCACATTAATTTACCACTTAAATTCGACTATTGACACGGGACAAGACGTGTGATACAATGAGAACCAAAGGCCCACATGGAATAAGGAAAGGATAAAGGGTAAGATGGATGGAGTAACGAAAACGGGGAGAGAAATTCCGGGGACGGCGAGAGACAGGAACGTGTTGCCGCCGAAGTTTCAGATGACGACGCGCACGCACCTAAATATAAGTACTAGGGGGGCGATAAAGAAGCGCGCGGAGACATTGAAGTTGATGAATATAGTGCCGGACTCCGCCAACCTGACGGACGAGGAAATAGGAATGCTAGCGCCCCCGATGCCAAACGCTGCCAAGGGAATAGACATAGCCGATATAATTGACCTCCGGAAGAGGGGACTGTCGCACGGGGCAATATCAAAAGTATTGGGGTGCACCAAGAAGAACATACAGCAGAGATTGAAGGACGTGGCAAGGGAAGTGGACAGAATTGAGAACTTTAAGACGTATAAGGGGGACGTGCTGGCGATTCACCAGAAGCGAATCCTGGACTCCCTGGATAAGGGGACCATCAATAAGGCGGGACTCCGAGACCGAGTGCTAGCATTCGGCGTGCTGTGCGACAAGGAAGAGAAAATAACGGGAAAGACGGCGGGAAGTAAGGGAGTACAGATAAATATAATTAATTATGCCGGGGCGTCCCAAACCGGGCAAGTGACTAGAGTAGAGATAAACCCCGGTGCGGAAGAGATGACTACTCAACAAATGGCAATGGGGGACTAAACATCGATATACCCTGCAATTATACCCCTCGATTCTACCAGATTCCATTCCTAGACGCCATGGACTCCGGCTTCAAGCGTGCCTTGATTGTGTGGCATCGGCGTTCCGGCAAGACCAAGACCCTCCTCAACCTTACTACCAAGAAGGGATTCGAGCGCGTGGGGGCCTACTACCACGCGTTCCCGGAGTACGGCCAAGGGCGCAAGATAATATGGGATGGAATGGACAAGGAAGGAAGAAACATCCTCGATCTCCATATCCCTCCAGAAATTAGGACCTCTACCAACAAGACCGACATGAAGATAGAACTCACCAGCGGAAGCGTATACCAGATCATAGGGGCGGACAACTACGACTCCTTAGTCGGTCCAAACCCAGTAGGCATTATATTTGACGAGTGGGCGGTCAGCCCCCGGTATGTGAATGCGTGGAACTACTTCCGACCTATATTAGTGGAGAATGGGGGGTGGGCGGTGTTCCCCTATACCCCACGTGGACGCAATCACGGGTGGACTCTATACCAAATGGCAATGAAGAACCCCCTGTGGTTCTGTCAACTCCTAACTGTGGATGATACCCATGGCGTATCCCACGCCGATATTCAGGCCGAGCGCGAGTCTGGCATGTCCGAGGACATGATACAGCAGGAATTCTACTGCTCCTTCCTCGTCGGAACCGCCAATATCCTCATCCCTCCGGGTCTGGTTCAGGCCGCTATGAGGAGAGATGTGGATTATCATGGAGTGGGGCGTATCGCCGGGCTTGATGTGGCCCGTTACGGGGATGATAGGACGGGACTCATTATCAGGCAGGGGGGACAAATAATCCACATTGAGAAGTGGGGGAATAAGGATACTGTATTCACCGCCGGAAAGGTGATTAATATGTACAAGGCCCACTTATTTGATGCCGTTGCGGTGGACGTAATAGGGATGGGGGCGGGGGTATATGATATGATAAAGCACTCCAGTGCTCACGTCCCCTGCGTATCGGTAAACGTAAGTGAATCGCCGAGCGTCGAGGGGAAGTACAAGTTGCTGAGGGATGAGGTGTGGTGGAGGATGAGGGAATGGTTCCAGGATGGGGCATGCGCAATATCAAGAGCCATCCCGGCGGATTCCATAACTGAGCTTGCTGCCGACATCCAGGACATTCATTATAACTACACCAAGATGTCGGGACTGGTTAAGATAGAGAGCAAGGAAGACATGAAGAAAAGATTGGGGTTCAGCCCCGATTTGGGGGATGCACTAGCTTGCACATTCGCCCCCGGAATAGACATGAAATTGCAGCAAGTACACAAGCAAGCGTTTGGGGGACAACGGGCTCAAATACAGAATGAAGAGTATAACCCTTTAACCTATGGATTGAGAGGATGAAATGTCAAGCACACCGAGAACCCCGGCCCCTGTAATTGTCCAGCCTCCTACGGAGCCGGAAGTAGAGTCAATAGCGGCACAGGCGGCGGATGTCCAGGCTGAGAAGGCAAAGAGGAAGAAGAAAGCTGGGGGAACCCTGCTCACTGGACCCGAAGGGGTGACGGGGCAAGCCCCAATCCGAAAGGAAACGCTGGGGGCGTAGAATGGACCAAAGGGACGACAAGAAGAGGGCTGAGGACATAGTAAGAATGTTGGGATATCTAGCTACCATCCGTCAGCCGTACGAGACCATGGTGGATGAGGTAATAAAGTACATCAATCACTCGCGTCGCACCATAAAAGAGAAGGACACGATGAAGGGACTGCAGACGGGGAAGGACGTGTACGATGGGACTGCCATGAGTGCAGCAAACCTTCTTGCCGACGGCATCCATGGCTACATGTGCAGTCAGTCGATGCACTGGTTCGACTTCATACTCCCCGGCAAGATGAATTACCCCAGGACATCCGGAATGAGAGGATGGACGGGGAAGAGAATGGATGAATATCCGGATGTGAAGAAATTCTTAAATGAGTGCGAGGAGTCACAGTACGATGCCCTCAATCGTAGTAACTTTTACACCATCAACCCCACCTATATAAGGGAAGGGGCAACAGTAGGAACGGCTACCTACTTCATCGAGGAGGACGTGGGGGCGGGGCGGATAGTGTTCACATTGCCGCATTTTCGGGAGTGCTACATCGCGGAGAACCAGTATGGGATAGTGGACACGGTGTACCGCGTATACAAAATGACCATGCGTCAAATGGTGCAGAAATGGGGAATGGATAAGCTGGAGGAACTAGACCGGGGATTCAAGCGCGCTTACATCAGCAACCCGTACGCCGAGCGTGAGGTAATACATGCAGTATACCCAAGAGCAGACTTCGACTTCACGAAGTTGAATGGGGCCAATCGCCCTATCGCGTCCATGTGGGTAATGAGAAGTCCGCAAAAATTAATAGAGGAAACGGGATACTATGACCCATCCACCGTGACGTGGAGATGGAGGAAGAACTCAGACGAACTGTGTGGGAGAAGCCCAGGGTGGGACGTGTATGTGGACGTGATGACGGCCAACCAGCAGGGAAGATCAAATTTGATTGCGGGACAGAAGATGGTAGAGGGGCCGATGGTAGGACCGGCGGATCTCCGGGGTCAGGTAATGACGGGGCCAAATGGGTGGACGTGGGTGGAGAACATGGAGAAACAAATGCCCAAGCCACTCAATGAGAATATGCAGCTGCCCTACGCTAAGGACTCCCAGGACCGGACCGACGCCAAAATAAAGGAGCACTTCCACGTAGATTTCTTCCTTATGCTGTACCAGGCGGCGTTCAAGCAGGTGCAGCTTACCGCCACTCAAGTAATAGGAATGCAGGGGGAGCAGGCGGCGGTATTGGGAACCAGGATCGGGAACTTCCAGAGCGAGGGACTGGACCCCGTGATGGATAGAGTATTTAATATTGAGCAGAGGGCGGGAAGAATGCCCGGAGTCCCCGACATCATAATGGAAAATGGAATAAGTCGCATCGAGATGGACTACCTCGGACCACTGGCCCAGGCGCAGAAACGATTATTCAGGGTCCAGAGCATGAAAGCGGGATTAGAAATGGCGGGGGGAGTGGCAGCCGTCATTCCCGAATCCATTGACGTGATTGATGGGGATAATACGATGAAGGAAGCATTGGAACTGTCAGGATTCCCACTTTCCTGCATCAGGGATGACGCTAAGATAGCCACGATAAGGACGGCGAGAGCGCAGGCAATAGCCCAACAGACGGAGATCAATAACGCTATCAGCGCTGGCAAGGCGATGGAAGGGGCGGGGAAGAAGCCGGAGGCAGGGTCCCCATTGAGCGCCATGATGGGGGAGGGTGAATAATGGATGAGATGACGGCGAAGTACAGAAAGGTGCTGACGCAGGGAATGGGGAAGGACGTATTGACCGACATCCTACGTACGTGTCATTTCGGGGCCACCCTAGATATGACCAATCCCCATCAGATAGCGGAGTACAACGTCGGCATTGTGATATTGAAGAAATGCGGAATACTAAGTAAGGGGACGATGGAGGGAGTAATAAACCAGCTATGTACCGTGATGCCCGTAGAGGCGGAAGCGGAAAAGGAGGATGAAGAATGAAAAGGTGGATTGGGTGGATTTTGGCATTGATGATGGTAATGGCGATCGCCATTCCATCGATGGCTGAGGAATTCTTCCCGCCTCCGGGGGACGGGAAGGGAGTAATAGGAGGCAGGCACGAAGAGGCGTGGAGGATGGGGGTATTCGACCAGTTGACGTTCAAGGAGATAGCAGACCCGGCCATCACCCCCAGCGCCAACACCGGAAGGCTATACGCCAAGGACAATGGAGCACTAACCCAAATTTACTGGGAGGACAATGCGGGGACGGTAACTAACCTGATAACCGCAGGGGCTACGGCGTGGGACGACGTGGGGGACCCTGACGCCAATACTTCGATTACGATGGCGGGGTACACGACCACGTGGACCAGCACCCTCGACAACGGCACGATGTTTAAGATTGACAACACCGATGCCGACCTTGCCGCCGACACCATTCTACTGGCACTTGAATTTACCGATGATGGGGATGCAAACGGAATATTTCTGAGGTGCACGGACGCAAACGGGACTACGGTGTTCAACATTGGTGCTGATGGGGCTACTACTATCACCGGGACCGCGGAGGGGACTAATGCCCTCGTTATTACGGGAGGGGATATCACTATCACTGACGGGGATGTAGTGCTATCGAGCGGAGACATCAATGTAACCGGCAATTTGACCGTCAGTGGAACCACTTCACTCGGAACAATTACGATGGATGCCGTTGCTGCTTCTACTGCGGGGGCAACCATCACTATCGACGGCAAGACCACAGGGGGAGTGAATATTGGATCGCTAAGCACCGGGGGCATTACCCTCAGTCGCACCACCACCATGGCGGACGGAACCGACCTCACCATAGGGGAAGGTATACTGACTATTGATAACGATCAGGTGAATGAGACTGCACTCACCATTACTAGTGACGCGGCGGCTTCCGGTGGGGGAATCAGCGTTACATCGCTAGTCACCACGGCGGGCGCATATGCAGTTAAGGTAGTGGCGGACTCCGTAACCACAGGGGACGTGCTATATCTGGAATCGTCCGCAGCCGGGATGACCACAGGCAATTTTATCAACGCATACAATGGGGCGGCTACGGTATTCGAGGTGGGGCTGAATGGGGTCACTACAATAGCTGGCGCCGCATCCGCCGATGCTCTGATTGTTACGGCGGGCGACGTTCAACTTACCGCAGGCGACATTGACATTGACCTTGGCATCATCACTATCGACAACACGGCCGATGAGGGGAACACCATTAAGAGGAACAACGCCACTGGCACGGCAGCAGTATTGGAGATTGAACAGACTCACGCAACCGGGGGCATAGCGCTTCTGGTTGACACCAAGAACGCCACTGCCAATGAATATGCCATTGACATCACGTCGTCTGGGGCTACTCAGATTCATTTTACTGCTAATGGTGCAGCCGGGGACGGGATGCTGTACGACGCAACGAATGCATGGACTGGGCAGGCACTCGTAATTGATGCGGGTCCATGGTTAGGGACCGCCGGGGAGGGGGCGGGTTTCCAATTTACTTCCGATAATGCTGCCACCTCCGAGGCGGGTACGGTAATAAGAATCAAATTGCAAGGCACAGGGGTTGATGCTGCTGCCATCGATGGCAAGGGGTTATATATTGAGGATGAGGCAGCTGCAACCGCAGGATCATACTTGGTCAAACTTGATACGTTGGCCAACACCGCCCTTCATATAAGTAATGCCGGGGCGGCTGCCGATGGAATTAAGATTGACGTGGCCGACAGCTACACAGGACAGGGATTAGTGGCAGACCTGGGGCCATGGTTGGGAACATCAGGTGAAGGATTCATTAATATTACATCAGACAATGCAGCCACAGTACCCGCCGGTCAGTTCATTCGGATGAGGCAACTCGGGACGGGACAGCACGCAGCAGCAATCGCAGGAACAATGTTGTATATGGAGGACGACGCGACAGCCCCGGCGGCTGGTACTTCCTACGTTCTTAATATTGATGCCACCAACATTGAGGCCATCCACGTCGATACAGGAAAAGTGCTGGTGGATGAGACAGTGACGGCTACGGGCGGAGTAAGTGCTGGTAATGCAGCCGACAGCTTCATTTACACCGACACTGTGGAACTCAGTAACGTCAATATTAAGGCATTGAGAGCCACTCCTATAACGCTAGTTGCGGCCCCCGGCGCAGCCAATATTGTGGAAGTGATTAGCGTAGTACTGATTCTGGATTACGGAACAAACGTGCTGACCGAATCCGCCGACAATTTGGTGGTGGAATACGCGAGCGGTCAGGACATCACGGCAGCAATAGAAATGACAGGATTTATTGATCAGGCGGCAGACCAGATGGCATTCATTCTGCCTGCTGGCATCGCCACCATGACGGCGGCCAACGCATTAAACGATGCCGTCCAAATTTTCAATACCGGGGATGGTGAAATTGCCGGTAATGCTGCGAACGACACCACCATGACGGTCAAGATCAGTTATAGGATTCATGCGGCAGGACTATAAGAAGTTAACCCTTAACCAAGAGGAGGAATGAATTATGAAGAAATTACTAGCGGTACTGATGATCGTGGCGGTGATGGGGGCAACGATGGCAATGGCCGCCGACCCCCAGCCCGCATCGGAGTCCAAGGAAGTGATAGTGCTCAGGATTGAAAACCTTAAACTCAAACTCCGAAACCTGGAGTTGCAATTCCAGGCACTGCCACAGTATCAGGATGTAGTAAAGCAGATAGTGGCGGCGGAGGCGAAACTAAAGGCGATGGAGCCGAAGAAGGAAGCACCAAAGCCAGAGGGAAAGAAATAATGGAGGGAGTTATGGCACCAACAGGACCTTCTAAAAAGGAGCAGGAAAAGTATCAGGCCGAGGACGATGCCCGTACTATGCAGCGTATGGGGGAAATAATGGGGGATTCGGGGCGGCACGGAAGGGCCAAGAAGAAGATGGACGAGATAATGGCCGACATGGAGAAATCCAGGAAGGCCATGGAGATGATGAAGGGCGCTAAGTTGGGGTACAGGAACACCCCCAAGGAGGATAAATGATAAGGTTGGCTTCCCCCGATGACCTGATATTGGTGGCCCTCCTGTGGGAGGATATGATCAGGGAGGAATTCCACAACGGAATTTCCCCGGACCCGATCTCGTGGAGGCGCATATTCTCGGATAGGATGATGAACAATGAAAATTTCACCATGCTGGTGGATGAGAACGGGGAAGGGATAGTAGGGTACATATCGGGGGAGGTGTACCCGGAACCCGCAGATGGGAAGGTGCACGGGATATCGCAGAGCATCTACGTCAAGCCCCCATACCGAAACGGTCGCGTGGGATTGAGCCTGTACCACAGCCTAGCCAAGGTATTCGTCGGGCAGGGAGCGCAGGTGATCGAATTCCTGTGCAAGCCCGACCGCATTCCATTTTGGAACAAGAAGGGGTATGAATGCAAGTCAGTAGTAATGTCAATGAACGCCAGGGAATTGAGTAAGGCATACGGAGGGTAGTATGGCAGAGAAAAAGAAGACCGAATTTGAGAAAGAGTTGGAGTCCCTATCCGACGACGATTTAGGCACAATGTCGGAAGGAGCTCCTAGTAATACTTTCATAAAGGCCGAGGTAAAGAGAAGGAAGGAGAAAAGTAAAGGGGGACTGGACTACAAGAAGTCCCCAAAGGAGGAATAGATTGCCAGCTGAATTTGAGAGATGCGTGAAGGATGGAGGGAGAGTGAGGACCGTGAGCGGACCCAACAAGAAGTATGGAGTGGGAAAGGGACAATATGTCCACTTCTGCTTCAAGGGGGGGAAGAGCTACAGAGGAGAGGTCAAGACTAAGGAAGTCAAAAAATAAGAAGGAGGATGCGACTATGGCAGGAGAAGGAACTGGCGAAGGGAAAGAAACCGGAGGCGGAACCGGACAGGATCAGAAACCGGCGTGGATTGCGCAATTGCCCGACGACCTAAAGGGTAACGAAACCTTTACCCCATTCAAGACGCTTGGCGATTTCGGCAAGGCTCATCTTGAGACGGCGGGGAAGGTAAAGGATCTGGAGGGGAAGGCGGCGAAGACGGCGGATCTGGAGGCAAAGCTTGCGAAATCCATTCCCAAGCTTGCTGACGATTCCACCGACGAGGAAAAGGAAGTGTTTTGGCACTCCCTGGGGATGCCGGAGAAGCCGGAGGAATATGAACTCCCGGACCCGGCGGATGGGGAGAAGGACCCCATAATGGATAAGTGGGCCAGAACCACTTTCCACAAAGCCCATTTGAGCAAGGAGCAGGCGACTCTGATGGGGACCGAGTGGAACCAGTTCACGGTGGCGTACAATGCGGCCATCGCGAAGCAGGAGCAGGAAGCCCTCGCGGAGGAAATGAAAACAATGAAGGCCGAGATGGGGGACAAGTACGATGCCAACGTGGAGATGGGGAAGAGGTTCTTCAAGAAGGTAATGGAAGTGGATTTCAACGATAAGACTCCGGTCAACACGGCAACGCTTCTTAAGTTCGTCATAAAGGCCGGGAGGTTGATGGGGGAGGACACAAGTCCCTCAGGGGCTGGGGGAGGAAAAGGAGACAACAAACCTGGACTGACCTATAGCAAGTCCCCCAAGGATTAACATCGCACTCGCACCAAACGGCGGGGCGATGAACGCTAAAAGGAGGTAATAACACATGGCCGAAATAGAGCTTTCAACGTATTACACAATGGTGGACATCGCCAACGAGTACGCCGATAAGGAATTACTCTTTATTGCCAACACGTTGGCACGAACCAACGACATTCTGCAGGATGCTCCATATCAGGAGGCCAATCAGCAGTTCAGCCACAAGGGCGCGCAGGATGCATCACTCCCCTCCCCCGGATTCCGTACGTTCAACGCCGGGGTTCCGTCGTCCACGGCGAAGAGTCGGCCAATCCTTGAATCTCTGGCCATCGCCGAGGATTACGCCGAAGTTGATTATGAGGAATACAGGCTGCAGGCCAAGAAGGAACAGTGGAGACAGCGCAAGGACGCCAAGCATATCGAGGGGATGGGACAGAAGATTGCAACGACCGTGTTCTATGGGGATCTGGGAACTGACCCTGCATCGTTCAAGGGGTTCTCCAATAGGTTTAATCTGTCCACGACTCGCCCGAACGGGGATAGCACTCAGCCATATAATGTTCAGTTGAACGGGGGTAGCGGTAGCGACACTACCAGCATTTGGGTCATCGAGTGGGATCCAGATGAATGTACTCTTTTATTCCCTCGCAATACCAAGGCGGGGATCGAATTTGAGGACCTTGGGAAGGTGACCAAGGAATTGAGTACCGGATACAAGTACGAAGTGCTTCGCTCCCATTTCATTTGGAGATGCGGGATATTCGTGAGCGACGACCGCAGGGTGCAGCGAGTGGCCAACATCGAGACTGCGGGGACCGACAACATCTTCGACGAGGACAAGATTATTGACGCCATCCTTCGGACCCCAAGCAGAGGAAAGAACAAGGCGGCAATCAAAATCTACGTTAACCTTACCATCATGAGTCAGATGTGGAAGCGGTTCAAGGACAAAAACAATGTTCATTACATGTCCAGGGAAGGGTTGCTGGGACAGCAAGTGTTGGACCTGAATGGCATCCCAGTCCGAATGTGTGATGCTATTGTGGACACCGAGACCGCCATCAGCTAAGAGGGCGCAAAATTCTGCAACAAGGAGGTAGGACAATGTTACTTGACAATATTCTTGCTTTCAGCACCGACCAGGACCTCTCCGGGTTGAGCGCGGCCATGGACTCCGAGAACTTCCCCTTGGATACGGGGGTAGTGGATCCCAATTTGGGAAAGGGTGGAGAGATCGGAGTTATGTTGATTGTGAAGACGGCCTTCGCCGGGGGAACTGATTTAAATTTCGTTGTGTACCATGGGGCGTCGTCCGCTAACGCCATCCTGATTTCTTCCCCCCAATTTCTCCAAGCCGTCCTGGTGAAAGGGTTCACGTATTTTCTCCCCCTCCCCAGGGATTGCTCCAGATACCTTGGGGTCACTTATAATCAGACGGGGGACTTCACAGCCGGGGTAGTGGACTGCTACCTGACGGTGAAACAATAACAATGGGGAAGGGTAGGTAGGGCATGCCTACCCTTCTACTTTTATTAGAGAAGGAGGAGTAATTATGAGTAGAGCATCATATCAATGTGTAAGGCCGTGCTTCTTCCAGGGGAGGCTGTGGGAGATAGGAACGGTGGCCGCCTTTGCAGATGGGGAATGGCCAAAGGGAAAGGACGGGAAGATGAGACACTTCGTCCTCATTGATCAGCCGTCCCCTCCCGCCCCCATAGAGGAGTCCGGGAAGACGGGTGAGTCCCCTCCGGAACCCACGAAGAATAAAGGTATTGATTTAGAGGATGAAGACCGGGTGTTTCCTCAAAAGAGATCCCCTAAGCCCAAGAAGGCTAAGTAGCCGGAATGAGATAAGGGGCGGGCGGGCCGGGGGATTCCCTCCTCATCTCTCGCCCGCCCGAATTTATTATACGGAGGCGGCACGATGAGTTACTCTAAGCTTGGTATCATCAATCTTATGCTGTCCAAGATTGGGGACGCAAGGGTAGAGGACATAACTGAGGACACGGAGCAGAGGATAGCGGCCACCGACGTGTGGGATTATATATTAGATGAAGTGATGGGGGATGTATGCCCGCCATTCTCCCGATTCCGGGTGCGCATGCTCAGGATGGATGTGATCCCCGCCTTCGGGTTCAGTTATGCCTACGCCATCCCGGATGGATTCCTAAAATTCGTCAAGCCCGCCAAGGACAGACCTAGTATTTACCCCAACACCCTCGATCCAGATGCATACCCACACATTATTCAGTCTCTCATGGTTCCATCGGGTCTGGAGAAGATAACCAATGGTGCATTCACGGGGGCGGCCACCAATTGGACCTTGGGTGCACAATGGTCGTACGGGACTAATAATGTGTCTAAGGTGGCCGGTGGAGTGAGTACGTTGTCCCAGGATGCCTCCGATATGGTGTCGATACCAGTAATAGACGAGACGTATTTACTATCCCTAGACGTAGATGGACTAGATGGGGGTAATCTTATTCCCACGTTGGGTGGGGCAGTAGGGATGCCGATAGGGCAGGACGGAGTGGGAATAGAGCAGTATATTACCGCCATAGACGCCACCGGGCTTATTCTTACCCCATCCGCATCCGGGGTAGTGTGCGACGTGGACAACGCCAGCGTCCTGAAATGCTCGGAAATACTGGCCATGTATATTGACTACGCGGACTCCGATGAGCAGCCTATGTACGTTAATATGATAAGGAAAGTGACAGATGTTACCAGGTTCACCCCTCAATTCATCAATGCGTTGGCATTCAGGGGGGCGGCAGAACTGGCTCTAAAAATTACGGAGGGAATGGCTAAATATCAGGCTATGATGAACTTGTATGGGACGGCAAAGGCTAAGGCCATGGCCGAGGCCCAATCCATGGAGAACGTAAAAGGGGAGACCGGGGCGAGTAGCTGGGAGGACGCCGGACGCTGATGGGAAGAAAAACCCCTCTCATGAATGATTTCCGATCGGGTGAGATGACGCCGGGGCTGGGAACCCGCTCCGACCTGAAAGCATACGATAAGGGATGCATAGTAATGGAGAACTGCATGCCCCTGGTGGAGGGGGGAATAGAAAGGGTGTCGGGGTCCCGCTTCGTTCGCACCGCCAAATTGACTGAGGAGGGGTGGAGCCTCAGAATAACGAGAAGTGGGGATGGGGATGGAGACGTGGACAGCGACCCGGTTGGGATTGACTGCGGCCCCACCTGTTACACATTTTTCATTGATGGGACCTCGGTGGAACTTACGGCTACGCCCGATGCCGAAAATGAATTCATTAAGTGGACTGGGGATGGAACGGGAACCCCCGTGCGCACAGTTGTAATGAACGGAAACAAAGTAGTGAATGCAGAATTTTCATCCATTCCATTGAGTGGCAATCTTGTTGGGTGGTATAAGTTTGATGAAGGGTCGGGGGCCACGGTAATAAATCATGCTACTGGTGGATTGGCCGGAGGAGGATTATTCCCCAATCTTACAGTTTTAAATCCGGGAGGGGATTTTTGGACATTTTTATCAGGATTTGGTTCTACCCCAAGATTGAGCACTAATATTAATTATGCAAGAGGGGCCTTTGCTCCCACAAGGACGATAGGCGGTAGTGCCAATGGTTATTTTACCTTTGGGCTTTTTTTCAAACATAGAACGATTCCTCCGGGTGTGGGGGGGGTTAGAATAGCTTCAATAGGTGCGGATACTATTACGTTTGCAAGTGCATGGAATGGGAGTGCTTATACGTCTACTCAATTTTTAAAAGGTTCCCCCGCTTCTATCTTAGCTAATATTCCTGGATACGCGGGTGGTGAATGGTGGTTTTTATTCATTTCCAATGACGGAAAAATGTCAAGAGTAAGAGCAAATGGCACAAAAGACAAAGGTGCGTTGGTGGCAGGAGGATGGCCGAACGCTTCACCCGGTTTGCAAGGAATGAATATAGGAGCATTTTATAACTGGCTTGACCCTGCAAGTTTGGGTGCTCAAGGTTCATACGGCGATTCAATTTTTTATAACTTTACAACCCTAACTGATGCTCAATGGGCAATCTGGTATGACCGACTAAGGTCACGGTACGGAATGGCTGCAAGGAGCGGGTGGTGACGTATGAAGGCTACTCCTTTAGTCAACAATCTAAACGCCGGGGAGATAAGTCCCCGCATCGATGCCCGCTCCGACGTGGAGAAATACCACACCGGATGCAGGGTGTTGGAGAACATGGTGCCGTTCATGGAAGGGGGGGCGTCAAGACTTCCTGGCACCTACTACGCGAACGAGGTTAAAGTGTCCAGCACAGCGACCAGACTCATACCGTTCCACTTTTCTACCGTGCAGGCGTACGTGATAGAATTCGGAAATCTATACATCCGATTCTATATGGATGATGGGGTAATAATGGATGGAATAAGCGTGTACGAGATCGCCAGCCCGTATGCGACCGCCGACCTGTTCAAGCTTAAATTCGTTCAGTCCGCCGACGTGATGTACATATTCCACCCGTCGTACCCGCCCAAGAAGCTTACCCGTACCGCCCACACGTCCTGGACTCTCAATGATTTCGTGGCCAAGATTCAGCATCATTTCGAGATCACGGCGATCACCAAGGCCAACCCCGCTGTGGTCACGGTTACGTGGACGGACACGGGTTGGGCTGCCTCCACCAGCTACACCGAGGGAGACATAGTAACAAATGGGAATTACCATTACTATTGCCTCCTTTCCCACACGTCCGGCACGGCCTTCTCCACGGACTTTGCCATCGGGTACTGGCAGAGATTGGACCTCCCGGAGGCGGGTGATATTGTTTATATTGAGAGCGTGCAGGGAATGACGGAAGTGAATAATCTATTTTTCACTTTGGGGACCGTGACGGATGGAGCAGGAACCATAACCATGCAGTTATCCGGGATCGACTCCAGCGCGTATGGGGCGTGGACGGCGGGGGGATTAGTACAGAAGGCCAAATACGGCACAGCCGATAACCGCCCCTCATGTGGAGCATTCTTCGGCCAACGGCTGGTATTGGCCGGGAGCAATAACGAGCCCCAAGGATTGGCCGCATCGGTGTCCGGGGACTACGAGGACTTCACCGAGGACGCTACCATCGACTCCGCCTCTATTTCCTATGTTATATCATCCGGGAAGGTGGACAGGATACGATGGATGCTGGGAGAGGAATACCTAATATTGGGGACCACTGGAGGGGTGTGGAAATTTAACCTCCCCGTCACTCCCACTACCGTTCCTCCATCTGCTCATAAGCACGTGTTCGTCGGAGTCCAGGACATCCAGCCTCAGACCGTAGGAGACTTTATATTTTGGGTCACGCGCTCCGGCCTCAGCCTGAGACAGCTTACATTCGACCTGAGCACCGATAAGTACAGAGCGCCCGATATGACCCGCCTTGCCCGTCACATTACGGCGGGAACATCCATTGCCACGTCGGGGATTGTGGACATGTCGTACCAGCAGGAACCCATTCCCATACTGTGGGCCGTGAGGGCAGACGGAACGCTTTTGGGGTTCGTTTGTGACATCATGGAGAAGGTGTTCGCATGGTTCAGAGTAGTGACGGATGGACTATTTGAATCCGTGGCGGCAATAAGCCAAGATGGGGAAGAGGATCAGGTGTGGGTAGTGGTGAACCGAACTATAGGGGGTAGCCCCGTCCGCATGATCGAGTATTTCATGCCCCACGAGTTCTACTCCCAAATTAAAAATTGCTTCTTCGTCCATTCCGGGCTGTCATTCGACGGGGGAGCAGCCGTGAATATCGCTGGAATCACGAAGGCCAACCCGGCGGTAGTAACCGTGGACGCATGGCCCGCCAATGGGGCTGGAACTGACCTCGTGGACGGGGATAAAGTGATGATAGAGGGGGTAGTGGGGATGACTCAGGTCAATCAGACGTATCCATTAGCTGCCCCATTCACGGTGGCCGGGGCTAATAAGGGGGCATTGACATTCCAGCTATCCGGGATTAATTCCTCCGCCTATACTGCATGGGCGTCCGGGGGGACGGTGAAAATAGTAAAGAACTCCTTTACCACCATGGACCACTTAATTGGGGAATCGGTAGTGGCGTTGGCCGATGGCTATCCCTGCCCCGCCGAGACCGTGGCCGCCGGAGGCAACGTCACCTTTGACTACTATGGCAATCAGGTGCACGCCGGGCTTGAGTACATCCCGGAAGTGGAACCGATGAAGTTGGACGCGGGTAGTCAACAGGGGACGGCGAGGGGGAAGAAACAACGGATCCACAAGGTAACATGTTGTTTCTATGAGACCGGGGAGGGGGTAAAGATGGGACCTACATCCGCCAAGTTAAGAGATGTAGGGGAGTTGGACGCTGGGGAACTCAATACTAAGGACGTGTCATTTCAATTCCCAGGGGGATGGGCGGGGGATGCTACCATGCATATCAGACAGACCAAGCCTCTTCCCATGACCATATTGGCGTTAGTGCCGAGGCTGGATGTAAATGAAGACTAATCCAAAACTCACGTTGCCTACATTCAGACCTGAGCATGCATACCGGGTGCTGGAACGCCTAATAGAACTTAAATATACTGTGGTCCCGAGGGAACAGTGGGATCGGGCCGTGCATTTGTGGGGGAAGGGAAAGGCGTGGACCCTTATGGCTGATGGGATGATAGTAGGGTGTGGGGGGATGATGATGCAGGATAGAGGGAAGGGGGAAGCGTGGGTTATAGCAACCCCCCTGATCAGCAAATACAGGAAGTCCGTGTACAAAGTGATACGCAACATGCTGGGGATGATGACGAAGGAATATAAGTTGAGGAGGGTGGAGGCGCTTTGCCCGTGCGGGTACGAGAGAGGTAGACGCCTGCTGGAGCATTTAGGATTCGTTAATGAGACCCCCGACGGGATGAAGCAATACGGGCCGGGAGGGGAGACTTACTACCTATACGGAAGGGTGACGAAATGAGCGGGATGATAGGAGGAATGGCTGGCGCTGCAGGAAGCTATAACAAGGGAAAGGTGGAACACGACATCGCCAAGTTTAACACCCGCATATACGCGGCTAATAAGGAGGCCGTGAAGGCCAAGACCCAGTATGAATTGCTGCTCCACAGCCGGGATGTGAGAAGGACCATAGGGACCCAGCAAGCCATGTTTGCTGCCGCCGGGGTAGAGACGTCCGATACTCCACTTGCCATTATGGCCGAGACGGCGGGGATGGGGGCGGAGAAGGCCCGCCTCCTCCAGTATAGAGGAGACGTGGAGGCGGCAGAGTGGCAGAATAAGGCCCTAATGAGTAGGTTTCAAGGAAAAGTGGCATTCAAGGCCGGACAAATGGGAGCAATATCGGGGGCCTTTGGAGGAGCGGCCAGCGGCGGAGAATCAGCATATAGCATGTTTAAATAGGAGACGGTATGCCTAAACTACTACCAAGAATAGTAGGGGAAAATATAATGCCGGGGAGGGCTGGGGGAGTTCCCATGAGTCCTAACGTCATGGACCCATTGGCCAGGGCCATGGAGGGATTCGGAGAGGCATTAGGGAAAGTAGGAAAGGTGGGGGAGAAAGTATATAAGGACATCAGCGAGGCCGCCGAGACTGAGCGCATAATCAATACCCACTACAAGGTAAAGGATGAATTCATGCGGACGACCCAGGGATTCAAGGAGAGGGTGGACTACGAGAAGTTTGACGACGACGCCGCCTCCGAAGAGGATAGGATAAGGACCACATTCGCGGGTGGGTTGAAAACTAGGAGGGAAAAGGAGGCGTTCTCCCGCTCCTTTGGGTCCATGGCGTCCAGTTTTAGGGAGACCATATTCAACAAGAAGGCCCAAATTATCACGAATAACGCCTTGGCGGCGTTCGACCGCACTTACTCCGAGGGAATAGACATGTATATCACTACCTCCGACCCGGAGATGCAGAAAGCTATCAAGACCAACTTGGAGATAGAATCGGCGGTGTTGGTAGAGAAGAACATAATGAAGCCGGATAATAGGGACGCCTTATTGAATAAGTTTGAGGCCACGGCTGAGGAGACAAAGGTAAGAATGGTGGGACTCAAGGATCCTATGATGGCCAGGGAGATGCTGGACGACCCCAACGAGCTTACCCACATCGACAAGATAAAAAAAGTAGCGTTGGCCGAGCACATGGAAACCAGAATTAGACTGGAGGGAAGCAGAATTGACAAACTATCCTCCGCCTTGCAGCGCGAGAACCAAGCCAACGCGCTGGATGACTTCGCGCTGGGGCAATTAGACTTCGACAAACTAATGGGGTATAGGGCAAGGGATGAGGAGACGGGAAAACCAGGGTTATCGGATGCCTTCTTCTCCTCCATGCTGGCGAAGGTGAAGGGAGGAGCGGACTACACCGACGAGGACGTATTCAATAGGCTATACACCAAAGATGAATTGACCCTGGGGGACGTGGAGGAAGAGGCCGACTCCCTAAGCGTCAAGGATCAAAGGACGTTACTGAGACGCATCGTGAGTGAGCAGAATGAAATAGAAAGGGATTCCCGGTATTTCCGCAGACAACAGGAAATGGAAGAGAGGAGAGTGGTGGGGGACGAGAAGAGAATAGAAAAGGAGAGAAGGGCGTCATGGGCAAGAACGTCCCGCTCCATATTGACCAAGGGGATGAATGAAGTGGGAGTGGACGTCAAGGACGGGGCGGACATGCTAAGGACGTTTCAAGGGTACGTGGACGATCCGTCAATAGCCCCCGAAGATCTCCCCGACATGGTAGAGAAATTAATAGA